GGAGAAATACGTACAGGAAATGATGAAACTGGAGGGTAGATAAATGGCCGAGAACCGTATGCCACGTAGTACAGAAAACCGTAACCAAACGCAGCGCCCCCAGCAGTGGGCACCGCCGGAGCTTCTGCCAGAACCAGATAAGCAGCCGGGTTACAAATACCGTTGGATTCGCGTGACGCTTGGAGGCCAGTCCGACGCTCGCAACATCTCTACCAAAATCAGAGAAGGTTGGGAGCCAGTCAAGGTCGAAGAGCAACCGCAATATTCACTGCTAGTCAACGGCGAGGGACGGTGGAAAGACTGTGTCCAAGTCGGCGACGTGATGTTGTGCAAGACGCCAGAGGAGTTGGCCGAGCAGCGTAACCAACATTACCTGCAACAGTCGGAACAGCAAATCAAGGCGGTGGACAACAACCTTATGCGGCAAAATGACCCACGTATGCCGCTCTTCAAGGAGTCGAATTCATCGACTTCGAGAGGTGGCGGTACTTAAACTTTTTGGAGTAAACGATGGCATATCCTACTGTATCGAAGCCTTATGGGCTTCAACCGATCAATTTGATCGGTGGTCAGGTGTACGCCGGTTCGACTCGTCTGTTCCGTATCGCGGCTGCCTACAACACCAGCATTTACTATGGTGATGTGGTCAAGCTAAACAGTGACGGCACTATCGTCAAGGATACTGGTACGACGACTGCGACTCCGGTTGGCATCTTTGTTGGCTGCACTTACACGAACCCGTCCACCCAGCAGAAGCTGAACTTCCAGTCTTACACTGGCGGTACTAATGCTCCTGACATCCAGGCTTACATTGTGGATGACCCGGATGTTCTGTTCAAAGTGGCTGCCGTTTCGTCCGGTACTACCGTTGCTTTCTATAGCTCGGAACAGATCGGCCTAAACGCTGCACTGGTACAGAACAATGGTTCTAACACCACTGGCGACTCGCAAGTTGCAATTCTTGGTACCTCGTTTGCCACGACTGCATCTCTGCCGATCCGTGTTGTTGATATTGTCCCTGACACGTCGAACAGCGCAAACGGCTTCTGCGAGTTCATTTGCAAATTTAACGCACCGTACATTGTTAGCACCGCGTCCATTAACTTGGCTGGCGCAAACACGGTAACCTCGACGGTTACAGGCGGTCATGCGTATCTGAACCCGACCGGCGTTTAAGGAGTAAGACATGGCTATTTCACGCGCACAATTATTGAAAGAGCTACTGCCTGGCCTGAACGCTTTGTTCGGCATGGAGTACGCTCGTTATGGTGAAGAACACAAAGAGATCTACGAAACTGAGACCTCTGAGCGTTCCTTCGAAGAAGAGACCAAGCTCTCTGGCTTTAGTGCCGCACCGGTCAAGAACGAAGGTTCTGCGATCCGGTACGACAACGGCCAGGAAGCTTGGACCGCACGATACAACCACGAAACCATCGCTCTGGGTTTCTCGCTGACCGAAGAGGCCATCGAAGATAACCTGTATGACAGCCTGTCGGCTCGTTATACCAAGGCGCTGGCTCGTGCGATGGCTTACACCAAGCAGGTTAAGGCAGCAGCAGTACTGAACAACGGCTTCTCGTCTAACTACCCCGGTGGTGACGGCGTGGCTCTGTTCAGCACAGCACACCCGCTGGTTAGCGGTGGCACCAACAGCAACACTCCGTCGACTCAAGTTGACCTCTCGGAAACCGCGTTGGAAAACGCAGTTATCCAGATCGCAGCTTGGACTGATGAACGTGGTCTGCTGATCGCCGCACGCCCACGTAAACTGGTTGTGCCTCCAGCATTGCAGTTCGTGGCAACCCGACTGCTGGAAACGCAACTGCGTCCTGGTACCAATGACAACGACGTGAACGCGATCGTTAACAACGGTTCCATCCCAGAAGGCTATACGATCAACCACTACTTGACCGATAACAACGCATGGTTCCTGACCACTGACGTTCCAAACGGCATGAAGCACTTTGTTCGTACGCCGATGTCCAATTCCATGGACGGGGATTTTGATACAGGGAACGTGAGATACAAATCACGTGAGCGTTACAGCTTTGGATTCAGCGATCCACTTGGCATGTTCGCATCGCAGGGCGCGTAATAGAAGGGGGGTGATAAACCCCCCTTTTTTCATAAATTTATGCTATAACGCAGTAACTCCGGGAATCCCGGGTGTGGCAAACAGTCCCGGCTGACGTCAAGCAGATTGCCATACCGAACTCGCTTGAGAGGACAATTCGATGGCTGTATCTACTACCCAATCCATTTGGCGTTCGGGCGGCGGTGATAACACTCGCCAAGCCTATTGTGGCACCGGCGTCATGGCAGCAACCTTCTTCGTTGCTAACGCGGCAGTCTCTGGCAACGTTGTCGTTGCACAGGGTCAGACTGCTGAAGTCATTCTTCCTGCTAACGCTGTTGTAACGCACGTCATGATTACCGATGCTTTGACTTCGGGCACCATGAACGTTGGCTATGTGACAGTTGACGGCGCAACTAACAACGTTTCCTACCTTGCTAACGGTGCTTCTGCTGTGGCAACGATCACACCCGGCTCTCCTGGTAACGGCGCAGGTCTTGGTCTTGTGATGAACGCTACCCAGAACGTCAAGATCACAACTCAGAGCAAGAGTTCGGCTGTTGGCAACGTTGGCGGCATCATCCTCTACTACGTTACTGATCCCCTCTTTGGTCAGCAGAACAACTAATAGGGGGCCGCTATGGCTATGCAATCAGACGTACGGCCAGGTATATGCCCTGCCAACGCCACGACTGTCGTGCTGGAAGGCCGCACCCGTTTAAAGGGCGGTCTGATTCAGTACGGCACAACGGCCACGGTACAGATCAGAGATGGCGCATCTAACCTAGTGGTGTTTACAGCGCCCGGTGTGGCAGGTGTAACTCCGCTGAACATCCCTGATCAGGGCATTATTTGCAGATCCAACCTGACTGTTGTTACCAGTGTTGGTGCAAACGTGACGGTGTTCTATGGCTAAGAAGACTCCATCTCTTGCTATCGGTCGCGGCGAAAAGCTGCCCGTATCCAAGGGCGCGGGTCTTACTGCCAAAGGCAGGGCGAAGTACAACAAAGCTACCGGCAGCAATCTTAAGGCTCCGCAGCCAGAGGGTGGCGCTCGCAAGCGTTCCTTTTGCGCTCGGATGTCTGGAATGCCGGGACCTATGAAAGACGAGAAAGGTCGCCCAACAAGGAAGGCGGCATCTTTGAAAAGGTGGAAGTGTTAACTGTGGACTTAGCATTTGTTTGGAATGGCGCTCTGTCGCTGTTTGTGGGCTTGTTTGCGTACATCGCCCACGAGAAGTTTTCCGAGCTAGCACGCATCACGATCTTGTTGAACAAGACCCGTGAGGAGATTGCGCGGGATAACGTGACAAAGGCAGAAGTGGATCGCATCACAGATCATATTGACCAGCGGTTTAATCGTCTTGAGACCAAGATAGATCAACTGATTGAGTCGCAACGGAGGGTGTTATGAAGAAGAAGGTCAAGCGTTATCAAGAAGGCGGCGAGGCTGAATTAAAGGCGCGCGGCTTGGAGTCTTCTAAAGGCGACAAAGTTGGTTTTTTTGAGCGATTAAAGATGGGCAACATCGATGATCCACGCTCTGAAGCGTATCGCCGATTTGGCGCTGGCAGAGCGAAGATGGATATAGAGGCCATAACTCCTGTGCCAGAGTCTGCCAAAGAAAGCAGCGATTACAGCGGTCGCCGCGCTACGACGCCTGAGTCGCCCAAGTCAGAAGAAACCACTATGAGTATAACGGAGCGTTTGCGTGCAGCATCGCCCGGATCAAACATTCCCCGCATGGATGGCGAGGGCGGTGGCTACACCTCTCCTGTAAAAAAAGAAGTAAAGGCCAAACCCAAGAAATCAAAACTTCAAAGGCAAAACGAACTAGCCAAAAGAATGGCTAGAGGTTATGCAAAAGCTGCTGACTCCGGTGCAGTTAGAGCAACTGGCAGTGGTGCATCTATATTTCCCGTCAAAGAAGATTTAGAGTACACAACAAAAACTGGTACTGGCGCTTCAGGGTTTAAAAAAGGCGGCAAAGTTTCTGCATCATCTCGTGCTGATGGTATTGCTCAACGCGGCAAGACTCGCGGGAGGATCTGCTAATGAGAAAGCGTCGGAAGTTTGCTGACGGTGGCGTCACCGGCGGCCAAGTGCAGCAGCCCACTTATCCGTTCTATGGCAACCAACCGCAGGCTGGCGGTCAGAATGGCGGGATAAATCAGACGTTCAACATGCAGCCACAAGCGAGTGCTGGTGTTCCAGAACAGCAATATAAAAAGGGCGGCCAAGTTAAAGTTGGCAAAGTCATGCGTGAGTTCAAGGCTGGCAAGCTGAAGTCTTCGTCCGGTCAGAAGGTAACTAATCCCAAGCAGGCGATTGCTATCGGGCTGTCGGAGGCTGGGCTATCCAAGAAAAAAGGTGGTGATATGGCAGAGTCAAAGAAAATGGTTGGCAAAGAGGTGGCGTTCATGAAAAAGAAGGGCGCTCCTAAATCCATGATCAAGCACGAGGAGGCTGAAATGAAAGGCATGAAGGACGGTGACAAAGTTAAAAAGATGGCGTTTGGTGGGATGGGTCGTGGATTTCTGGGTAGGACAGGGGCAGGATCTGCGGCGGCATCCTCGCCCGGAATAGCTAAAATGCCTATGGTTCCCGGGACGCAACGTGGTTCAAATATGCAAAAGCTAAAAGCTGACATGATAAGTAAAGCTTCGCAGGTAGCAAGTAAGCCTCAGATGGCAAATGCTCCGATGCGTAATATGGGTTCTGCGGCTGCTGGTATGGGTAGAGCCGTCATGGGCAAAAAAGCTGGCGGTCTGGCTGCTGGTCACAAACAAGCCGATGGTATTGCTGTGAAAGGCAAGACCAAGGCTATGCAGGTCAAGATGGCTAAAGGCGGCACGATGAAGAAAGCCTACGGCGGTAAGTGCTAACTGGAGAACTCCATGCGTGGTATGTCACCGAATGATGTAAGCGCCACACGAACTGGCCTTGATCTTGAGCGTGGACGTGAGCGAGAGATGGATTTAGCGGCAGCTCGTAGCCGTATGCCATTGACCATGGAAACGAACGTTCCGCGGATTCCAATGATTAGTCCGCCAACGCAACCGCCTGTTATGCCTGCTGCGATGCCAGCGGTGCCAAGAGTGCCGATGAAAAAAGGCGGCAAGGTAAAGAAGGCAAAAGGTGGTTCTGTGTCGTCTGCAAGCAAGCGGGCAGACGGCTGCGCCCAGCGCGGTAAAACCAGAGGGAAATTCGTGTGAGACCGTCACGCGGCATGGGGGATATCAACCCCAGAAAAATGCCCAAGGCGAAGGTAAAAGCTCGTCGGGACAATACTGACTTCACGGAATATGCCAAGGGCGGTTCCGTGCGGTTAGGTAAGCCGTCGGTGGAGGATGCTGTGCGTGGCGCTGCCAAGCGGTCGAAGGTCAACGCTGCTGGCAACTACACCAAGCCCGGGCTGCGTAAGAAGATTGTGTCTCAGGTAAAGGCCGCAGCGACGCATGGCACCCGTGCAGGCCAGTGGTCAGCCCGTAAAGCGCAGTTGGTGGCTAAGAAGTACAAAGCCGCTGGCGGCGGGTACAGAAACTAGTATGAAAGCCCCGCAACAGTCACTTAAGAATTGGGGTGACCAGAAATGGCGGACAAAGAGCGGAAAACCGTCGTCCAAGACCGGGGAGCGTTATCTTCCGGAAAAGGCGATCAAGGCTCTAAGCCCAGCCGAGTATGCCGCCACGACGAAGGCAAAGCGGGCAGGGAAGAAAGCAGGAAAGCAGTTTGTTAAACAGCCCAAGGGTATAGCACAGAAGACTGCGAGATTTAGGTAATGGCATACACCACTTCTACAACGACGTTCAATCCAACCGTCAACGAAATCTTCGAAGAAGCTTTCGAGCGTTGCGGTCTTGAGATGCGTACGGGCTACGATTTTCGTACCGCTCGGCGCAGCTTGAACTTGTTGCTGACGGAGTGGGCAAACCGTGGCATCAATTTATGGACTATTGAGTCGGCAACGATCCCGCTTGTACAAGGGCAGATTACCTATGATCTACCTATTGACACCGTGGATCTTCTGGAACATGTTATTCGAACTAATCCCGGTCAGATTGGCACCCAGTCAGACATCAACATCAACCGCATCTCTGTCTCGACCTACGCGACGATCCCGAACAAGCTCACGCAAGGGCGTCCGATCCAAGTCTGGATAAACCGTCGTAGCGGCCAGACAACGGACGTGCCGGGCGCAACACCGCAGAACCCGCAGATTAACGTTTGGCCGTCACCAGATCAGGGAACGGCACAGACTCCGTACTACTACTTCGTGTACTGGCGGCTGCGCAGGATGTTTGACGCGGGCAACGGTGTAAACGTTGAGGACATCCCATTCCGCTTTCAGGAGGCCATCATCTGCGGGTTGGCATACCGGTTGGCAATGAAGGTTCCTGGTGGTCTGGAGCGCATTCAGTTTCTGAAGGCGCAGTATGACGAGGCGTGGGAGATGGCGGCTGGCGAGGATCGGGAAAAGGCACCGGATAGACTGGTGCCACGCATGATCACATATAGGTGATGTATGCCTAGCAAGTACGCTAGTGGTAAAAAGAGTATTTCAGAGTGTGACCGGTGTGGTTTCCGGTATCAGCTCAAAGTATTGAAGACGCTGACAATCAAGACGAAGAACGTCAAGATCAAGGTGTGTCCGACCTGCTGGGAACCTGACCAGCCGCAGTTGAGTCTTGGCCTATATCCGGTCAATGATCCGCAGGCGGTACGGGAGCCAAGGCCGGATTTGTCGTACTGGCAGTCTGGTATGACGGGGTTGCAGGCAGATTACAACTCTGGCACAAACATCTTGCAGGATGGATTCCCCGGTGGTGGTAGCCGGATCTTCCAGTGGGGTTGGGCACCGATAGGCGGGTCTAGGGCGAATGATGCAGGGTTGACACCGAACAATTTGGTGGCGCAAACGACGGTAGCAAACGTGACTATCAACTAGGAGTGAATGATGGACAAGAAGTCAATGCAGACGGTAGCTAACAAAGCAGTCAGAGGGCACGAGAAGCGTATGCACAAAGGCATGAAAAAGGGTGGCGTAACCACCGCTGATCTGAAAAAATACGGGCGCAACGAGGCTCGCATTCAAAACCAGAAAACCAAGTGAGGCTGACATGGCAAAGTACTCTATGAAAAAGGGTGGGAAAGAGGTTGGTCCCGCTTCGGTTTATGCTCCTCCTCACACGATGACTGGCAAGTCTGTGCCTGCCAAGTTGAAGAAGATGGAAGACCCCAACAACATCGCTGTTGACAAGCTGGGTCCACGGACGGCTGTGCAGCGCGTGTCTGCGGGCGATCCTGGTCGGGAAGACACCAAGACCACGGGCATCAAGATTCGCGGTACTGGTGCTGCCACCAAGGGTGTGATGGCTAGAGGTCCGATGGCATGACATACGCCGAGCTTGTTACCGCGATACAGGAGTACACGGAAAACTACGAACAGACGTTCGTAGATAACATCCCTGTTTTCCTGCGACAGACTGAAACCCGTGTGTACAACACGGTTCAGGTTCCTGCCCTGCGTGCTAACAAGACCGGCATCCTGTCCACCAACAACAAGTACCTGTCTGCGCCGGGTGATTTCCTAGCGGTGTACTCGCTGGCTGTGATTGAGAACTACGGCACGGCAACCGAGGAGTATTACTACCTGCTGAACAAGGATGTGAACTACATTCGGGCTGCGTATCCAACGCCAGCAGATACCGGTTTGCCGCAGTACTACGCAATCTTTGGTCCGTCTACCACCAGCAACGTTGTGACAGACGAGCTGACGTTTATCTTGGGCCCGACGCCAGATGCGGCATACACAGTAGAGCTGCATTACTACTATTACCCAGAGTCGATTACGACGGCACCAGATGGGCGCACATGGCTGGGTGATAACTATGATCCGATATTGCTGTACGGTGCTTTGCGCGAAGCATATTTGTTCATGAAGGGCGAGCAGGATTTGGTTGCCAACGTCGAGGCCAAGTACAACGAGGCTATGGGTCAACTGAAACGTCTGGGCGATGGCATGGAGCGTCAGGACGCATACCGTAGCGGTCAGGTTAGGGTGAGAGTCACATGACGATCTACCAAGGACTGACTACAAGCTTTAAGGTGGACATCCTGAATGGCCGCCAGAACATTGCGTCGGACACGCTGAAGATGGCGCTGTATGACGGCTATGTGGAACTGGATCAGAACACGACAGAGTACACATCAACGAATGAAATTACTGGTATGGGGTATTCGGCTGGTGGTCAGGCGTTAGCGAACGTGACCATCAACTCAACCAGCAATGGCATTGTGTACGTCAGTTTTGACAACGTGGTGTGGAACCCGGCACAGTTTGTAACTAGAGGGGCGTTGATATACAACTTCACTCGAGCAAATGCGTCGGTAGCCACTTTGGATTTTGGTAGTGACAAGACGCAGGCGGGTAACGGTACGTTCTCTGTAGTGTTGCCACCTGATACGGCGTCGAGTGCGCTGATACGTATTAATTGAGGAGTAGCTATGAGCATCGAAACTTCTAAGTCAAGCGAAACCGTCAACGGCGCTGTCGCTCGTAAAACTGGCTTTGATGAAAAGCTGTCGGCTGGCGGCGTGTTTACCGTCACCTGCTATGACAGCAAAGGCAATCAGAAGTGGGTAGATATCTGCCCGAACCTTGTGGTCAATGTCGGCTTGCAGGACATGAACAACAAGTACTTCAGCGGCAGTACTTACACGGCTGCTTGGTACGTTGGCTTGGTGAATGGCACATCTGCTAGCACCACGTTCTCTGGCGGTGATACTTTGCCAACTCATCCGGGCTGGGATGAGAACACAAGCTATACCGGCGACCGCAAGGCTGCGACATTTGGTGCGGCAACATTAGCGGATCCATCGAACATCAACAACGCATCCTCTACCGCGTCGTTCACGATGAACGCAAACGCGACGATTGCCGGTGCGTTCTTGGCGAACGTGGCAACGGGCACCTCTGGCATTTTGTTCTCGGTGTCTGACTTCCAAGCGCCGGGCGACCGCACGGTGGTTAGCGGTGACGTCTTGAACGTAACGTATTCCTTCAACCTAGACGCAACCTGATAGGAGCTAAACATGTACAAGAAGGGTGACGTTGTAAAGCTCAAGGCTGCTGTACCGCAGGGTCCGATTGGGTCTATGCGTATGGATGAAGATGGCACTGTGTGGTGCCTGCTGGAATGGACTGGTGAAGATGGTCAGGTTCATTCACGCTGGTTTAAGGATGAAGACTTGGTGTCTGCGGAGTAATATGTGGCGCAAGTTGATGGCGGCTTTGGTAGTGGCACATGGGCGGAGGCAGCGTGGGGCTGCTCTGTCTACTACCCTGTCATCTCAAACGGCGGTTGGGGTAATGGTCCCTGGGGAGCAGATGGCTGGGGGCTTGGCAACGGCGGTTTAATTACCGCATCGGATAGTGTCAACGTAGCGGCGACGCCGCCGATTGCAGCAACAGTATCAGAGTCGGTACAAATCGTAGATGTAGTAAGCGCTGGGGCAAACTTCTCAACGCAGGTAGTAGAGGCGGCAACTGGGGCGGATCAGGTATTTGGCGCTAGGACTGTATCTAGCGCGGTAAGCGAAACGGTTTTTGCAAACGATTCTGTCAACAGCTTGGTGGTGTTTACAAGCGTGGTGTCAGAGTCGGCAGTAGCAGCAGATTCGGTAGCATCGCAGGCAACGTTGGGCGCAACGGTACGCGAGTCGGCAAATGCGAGTGACTCTGTTATCAGGGTTGTAACGTTTGCGGTACAGGTAAACGAGAGTGCCAACGCTTCAGAAACGGTAGCAGGCGGACTTGTATTTACAAGCGTAGCAAGTGAAACTGCAAATGCGTCGGTTGAAGTAAAGAGCGGATTTGGTATATCTGGTCTGATAAATGAGTCGGCTGCAATAGCAGATACGGCAAATGTTGTAAGGACTACGGTAGCGTCGATTGCGGAAGCTGTATCAACACAAGACCTGTTCAGCGCGTTGGCGCAGTTCATGGTCAAGATTACAGAGAACACGACGGCGGCGGATGAAGATGGCGCAGAATCAGACAACGATGTCTTTACCCGAGAAAGCGCAAGAGCATCGGATGTTGTTAGTTGCAGGTATTTGTGGGAATTGATAAATGACAGTCAAACGGCAGATTGGGTGGAGATTAACAACCCGCAGTCGGCAGGCTGGGCAAACGTGAGTACGACAGACAACGCAAGCTGGACGCTCATAAACACCATTTAGTAAGGAAAGATTATGGCAAGTACATATTCCCAGCTAAAGATCGAGTTGATCGGCACTGGCGACCAAGCAGGTACGTGGGGTACAACCACGAACGTCAACCTCGGGACTGCCTTAGAAGAAGCCATCACCGGTTCTGCCAACGTCACGTTTGCTAGTTCGAACGTGGCGATAGCGCTAACAGATACGAACGCTAGCCAGGTTGCGCGTAACCTTGAGCTAAACCTAGTTGGCACGATTACCAACCGCCAGACGCTGTTTATCCCTGCGATAGAGAAGCAGTACATCATCGTTAACAGTCTGTCGAACTCGGTTGTCATCTCCAACGGATCAAATGCGTCGCCGACGGGTACTACGGTGACCGTTCCGAATGGCAGATCGATGGTGATATTTAACGACGGTGTAAATATTGCCGAGACTACAAATTACATTACCGAGCTTGCCGTTTCCAACGTCACGGTGACTAACACTGTAAACGTTGCCACCGTCAGCGTTGCCAACGTGACAGTAACCAACACGGCAAACATAGCTACGCTGAATTTGACGAATGCTTTGGGCGTGCCAAGTGGTGGCACGGGCAGGGCAAACCTGACGCTGGGCAGCGTAGTGGTTGGCAACAATACCGGCACGGTAACGCTGGTTGCGCCGGGTACGGCAAACAATGTGCTAACAAGTAACGGAACGCACTGGGTCAGCCAGACTCCTACTGCGTCTGGTATATCAACAGGCAAAGCAATCGCTATGAGCATGATCTTCGGATTTTAGCGCCCAAATGTTATACTTTGGCTTTTGGGAGATAAAGCCATGTGGACAGATGAGCAAAGGAAGGAAGCAAGTGAAAGGGCAAAGGCTAGATGGGCGGATCCTGAGTACAAGAAGAAGCAGGGCGACTCAATTAAAAAGCCGCCTTGCTGCCCGAAGTGTGGCGAGACCGATATAGCCAAGTTTTATGTTGACAAGGATGGCGGCAGAACTAACAAAGCATGTCGAGAATGTCACAAGCAGCAGTGCAAAAAGAGATGGAACGCTCGGCCTTGGTTAGATAGATGGTCATCTAGGTATTATTTGTATGGAGTAACCAAAGAATTTTTGCTTGATTTGCACGAAAAGCAACAAGGTAAATGTAAGATTTGCGGCATGGAGCCAGAAACAAACAGAGGTCTGCATATTGATCACTGTCATGCAACAGGAAGGGTCAGGGGTCTTTTGTGCCACGGCTGCAATACAGGTCTTGGCGCTATGAAAGAAAGCCCTGAAGTTTTATCCAAGGCCATCGAATATTTAAGGAGTAATTAAAATGGCAAACCCTAATATCGTTAACGTCACGCAGATCTACGGTCAGACCACATATCTGACGCCTGCAAACACGTCCAACTTTGTACTTGTTACCAACGCGGTCAACTCTGGCAACGTTTTCAAGCTGGATCAGATTGTGGCTGCTAACCAGACCAACACGGCGGCGAACTGCACGGTGATGATCTACACCAGCGGCGGCGTCGTGGCGGGTAACGCTGTGGTGGTGACATCGGCTAACGCGTTTCCGATTGCATCAAACATTTCTGTTCCTGCGTTTGCGTCGCTGATTGTGATGGACAAGACGACGGCCACTTATCTGCTGGAGGATAAGGCTGTCATCGTTGCCAGCGGCACGAACAACGCAATATCCTTCTCGGTAAGCTACGAACAGATCAGCTCGTAAGGAGCGGCGATGGCGATTCACGGGTATCCCGGCAACATTATCAGCGCGTCTTCGCCGCTGTACACGCCCGGCTTTGCGTCCGGCATTTGGAATCTTGGCTCGTGGCCTAGAGGGGTAACTATTATCCAGACGTTCCTAGCGTCAGGTACGTGGACTGCGCCTGCGGGTGTGACCGCTGTAGATTATCTGGTGGTGGCTGGTGGCGCAGGTGGAGGCGGTGGTGCTGCCGGTGGTGGCGGTGGGGCTGGTGGATTTAGAACTGGAACCGCTTTGGCAGTAACTCCCGGTGCAACATATTCAATTACAGTTGGTGGCGGTGGCGCAGGAGGAGTTGGTGCTGGCGCTGGCGTAGCAAATGTAGGCGCAAATGGCGGTAATTCAATTTTTTCTACAATCACTTCTAATGGTGGTGGTGGCGGCGGAAAAGGTGGTGGCACAGATAGTCCTGGTATAAATGGTGGTTCTGGTGGCGGTGGTGGTGGAGCAACAACTACCAGAACAGGAGGTAATGGTAATACACCAGCCACAACCCCATCTCAAGGTAATAATGGAGGAAATGGTTCTGGTGCTGCCTTATTTGGTTCTGGTGGTGGAGGAGGCGCTGGAGCAGCAGGAACAAATTTTTCAGGTTCAGCATCAGGTTCTGGTGGTAATGGAACTGCTTCTTCTATGAGCGGCACTTCTGTAACTTATGCAGGCGGCGGCGGTGGCGGAGGAAGAACTGATACTGGAGCCACAGCAGGAACAGGAGGAACGGGAGGAGGTGGAAATGGTTCAGCATCTACTCTTG